TCAGTGAAATGCATTTGACATGTGTTGCCAGAAATATGCAGCAACCCGCTAGGCGAAGCGGTGCCGATGCCCAATCGACCAGTATCTCCCGTAAGACGCATTCTCTCATTGCCACCAACGGCATCGGAGAAAACTATATCTTTGGTGGTCTGAGCAGTGGATATTTCAATGTCGCCAGTAGACATATAAGTAAATCCGCCAGTGTTTGATCCAGGTCCAACCAATAGACCATGACCACCCTGGCCAAGTTGATTAAGACGACCACTCAAATAAACGTCTAGTTTATGACCAGGCGACGAGACGCCGATGCCCACGTTCCCACTTGAGTCGACCCTGAGTCGCTCAGTCGCATTTGTATAAAAAAGAAGTCCATTAACACTGTGATCGTAACGAACAATGCCTCTAAATTGATCATCACCGGAAGTTCCGTCAGCAAAATAGATATTGCCATCAGAGGTAGTTCCGCTTCTAATAGTTACACCAGTATCGCCGCTAGTTGCAATAGTTAAATCATCAGCGTTCGCGATACCAGAAGTTGTGGCTCCCAAGAGCAACCGCCCAGCGCTATCAACAGTGAGGCGCTGCGTGCCGCCAGTAGCAACAGAAATCTCATTTGCTGCACTGAAATACAAACCAGTGTCTGTATCTGTGCCGTTGTAAAAGCTGGGAGAGGCTGCCGTGCCCGCAGGGAACTTGACCTTGCCGTCTGCGTTAATAACGCCAGTAACAGTCAGCGCACCAGTGACAGCAGCAGTCGAATCAAACGTTGCCGCTCCAGTGACATCCAAGGTCCCGGGGACATCGACATTGCTAGTAAATTCAACGCCTGTTCCAGCAACATCAGTCTGCAGCAGTTGACGTGCAGTTCCGTTTGCCAGCTTGCTCACTGCGATCTCTGCACTTGCACTGATGTCTGCATTGACGATCGTGCCGTCAGCGATCATCGCGCTGGTCACGACGCCGCTTGAACCAGTCGTCAGGAGTGTTCCGCTCTCATTGGGCAACGTGAGAGTCCGATCGGCTGTGGGATCGGTGACAGTCAGTGTGGTCTCAAATCCGTCGTCAGTTGCACCTTCAAAGACAATGACAATGCCAGCACCTAGCTCAAGGTTGCCGGTCATCGTGCCGCCAGCCTTTGCCAGCTTTTCAGTGTCAAGCTCCTGCAAAGCAGCCTGAACATCTGTTGCCGCGATGTTGCCCGTAGCAACAACAGAAATGTTTGCTGCAGTCTGACCAGCGATAGCGTTAGAAACGTCAATCAACTGGAACGTTGTTCCCGCAACACCAAGCGAGATCAACATGTCCGGTGGTGCCAGAGCAACAGCTGGGGCGTTACCCGAACCTGTGCCGCTCTGGTCCACGACCACGTAATAATTTAAATTTCCACTAGCGGGCTGGGGCAGGGCCGCTCCATTCGTAAAGCCAGCAGCAGAACCAGCAGTTGTGACGCTGCTCAGCAGGTTGGTATTAGCGTTATACGTTCCAGCATTAACAAGGTTGCCGCTAATAACCGTGATCGGCAGGAACGATTGACCCGTATAGATGTAAAGGTCTTCGTTTTTCTCATCAAAGAAGAACTGACCTTTGAAGTCACCATCTGGGAAAGTGACGACGTTAGTGGTTGAACCCGCACCACCAAATTTGGCAACACTCTGATCAGCAAGTTTTGCCGCCGTGACGGCATCGTCAGCTAATCGCGCTGTCGGCAAAGTACCTGTCGTAATCTTTGCTGCATCAAGATCAGGAATGTCAGCAGCAGCAAGAGTCACTGCACTGGTGACGTGACCTTGAGCATCAACAGTCACCTTGGTGTAGGTGCCAGCTGTTGTGCTGTTGGTGTGATTTAGCGTTCCACCAGACGCAACCTCTAAACCTGATCCAGGAACAACAGCGCCTTTAGCGCTAGAAGTTGCTTCGGGCAGATCGCTTGCTGCAATAACGCGACCAGCAGTAATCAGACCATTGGCGTCGTACTGAACAAGGTGATGCTCAGTCGTTTCTGCTGTGACGCTGTTATCAATCTGAATCTCATCGTTGCTCATCGTCAGGCCATTGCCATTGACGGCAACAGCACCTTTTGCTGATGAGGTAGCCGTCGGAAGATCCCCGCTTGCAATAGCGCGATAACCAACCGCTCCACCAGCACCCGTAGGGCCAGCAAGAAACTGCTTGGCTGCACTGGTGTCGTCTAACGTCGTGCTGACAGTGACCGTGTCACCACTGGTAGACGTGGTGATGTTGACGATGCCGCTGGTGCTGCCGTTGACGACGTTGATCGAACCAGCGCCTTTGACCGAATCCCATGCGGATCCGTCCCACACATAAATCTTGTCGTCATCAGTGTCCAGTGCAATCTGACCCGTAAAATCGCCAGATGCAGGCAGCGTTGAAACCAGCGTCACGCTGGAGTTATCAGCCAACTTGGCTGCGGTTACAGCCGAATCGTTAATCTTTGCAGTTTCGACCGCAGACGCCGCCAGTTCAGCAGTGTCAATCGCTCCAGCAGCAAACAGAATCTTCGCGCTTGGAATCGTTGCGTCAGAGATCAGCGTTGTGCCATTCGCGATTAAATCACTGACCGTTAGCTTTTTAGTTTCACTTGCGCTGTCGTCAACGACAGCAACCACGTCTGCTGCAACCAGATCAGCCCCAGCCAGGCTGTTAAGGGCACTGATCTTAAGGTCAGCCATGAAACCCTACGCATGAACCACGATGGGCTCATCATAGAGCCGTCACAACTACGGATCCAGCAAAATCGCGTCAGTTGTGCCTTGGTCAAGCAGGATCTTGCTGGCGTTGTCTTCTTGAAGCATGTTGCTGACGACTTCAAGGTCCATGCGAATCTCGATCTTGCTTGTGGTGATGAAATCTGCAGTGATCTGCACCATCTGATTGGGGGTGAACTGCACAGCACAAGCGGTCAAGACACCACTTACCTCGTACCAAACTGCGTCGTTGCTCGCGTCTGAGTGATTGGCAGGGTTATAGCCAGAGGTCTTGATGTAGAAACGCCCTTTGAAAGTGCTGCCTACTTTTGTGCGGAGCACAAGCTCAAGGAGGTAGTTAGGCAGCTCTTTGGTGGTGTCTCCGGTGTATTCCCACTCGCATGCCATGCGGCCAGAACCGGACATCAAAGTTCCGATGCGATTACGAAACTCATCTGACAGTGTTGTGACATCAACAGTCTCACGTTGAGTGTTCAGTTCATAGCTTTGAACCCGACCAAGAACTCGATAATCACTGTTCTGAACGACAACCTTGATTGGAATATTATTCGCAGGTGCCGCTAGCGCAGTGGCATTTGTTGTGCCACCGACAACAGCATGAGCAAAACTGTCATACAAACGAATGCCGTCTAGCTCGTCGACGTAGATAAATTTTTTGACACTCGTCTTGGTGTAGTTGTCAATAAAGTCAAGAGCAGAGCCATCAGTGCTAGTAATTTCAACTTGATCACCAGTAAGAAGCTGACCATGATCAAAGTCGAAACTGAAGCGTTTCTTAGTTGCGTTTACGTCTGACGGATTAATAGTTGACCGCAAGTCACTCCCGTCAAACTCACGCTTGAGTTCAACCTCGCCAAAGGTGCCTAAATAAACACTCATGAGATTGTCGCTGTAGACAGAGCGCCTGTCCCTTGGAAGCTAACTTCTGCTCGAACAATGTCACCAGTTGCCGCACCGATAGATGCACTGGTGATATAAGCAGTCAACTTTATATCGTTATTGTCTGCACCATCGACCCAGCGGAACGTCAACTCAACAGTGTCAGAACTGCTGACACCAGCCGTGCCTGTCTTGAAAAGCTTGTTCAGCAGGTCTGTTGTATTGATGTTGTTGCTGCTGTCCTTGTAGTACAGCAAAGTTGCGCTTCCTGAATAGCCCGTTACGCCTGGGCTATAGCTCCTAATGCTGTCCCCCAGAGTTGTGGTTTCGAGTGTTTCTAGGTTGCTCGACACAGTAAAACTGACGACCTTGGCAAGGGTCGTGCCAGCAAGCTGCATTACGCCATCTCTGCCGGTGTAAACCTTTGCCATCAGAGCACACCAATTAAATTGACTGTAACGCTACTAGTCCCTGGACGCACAGAGGAAATCTGTGGCGCTGACTCGTATCTCCACTTGTTTCCAGTAGCAGCATCAATGGCTGCGGCGTCACCGCTCCAGCCAGCCCTGAACTCAGAAGGCAGCGTAAAAACGTCGAAGCCACCCTTTACGTCGTCGTAATGCGTGACAAAATCATCAGCTGCCGTGTCCGCGATGTTGGCGTACTGCAGCTGCAGTTTCATGCCGGTTCGCTTGTCGCCATACAGAATCCGATGCTCTTTGCCGGATTGGGACGAAAAGGTCTTATAGCGGTAGTCGCCAGCGTCAAAAGAACGGCCAGTTGGCTTATGTGCAGGAAATGCCATCAGTCGTCCAACGGTCCCTCAATTGTAATCGCGCCTGCGGTGTCGAGAACGTCGATAGCAAGCTGGCTAACGCCGTTGGAATTAACTGCGTAGTTGCTGGCCTTGATCGTGACGATGCCGTCCTGATCAACGTCTAACGCTTCAATTTGATAGATCTGCGATGAACTGTTAGAGCCAGACTTCAGGCTAAACACTGCATTGAACAGACCTGTTGACTTGCCATCCTTAATCGTCAGCACTCCTTCGTTGATGGCTGTGTTCTGGCGCTCCCAGTAATAAACGTCATAACTGCCATCCGCCAAAGCAGAAATTGAAACCACCGTTCCATCATCCTGAATGATGCCGTTGTTGTCGGGACGGTATGGGCTCAGCTCACTGGCAACACGAATAAATTTGCCAGCCTCCAAGTTCAAGCCCCAAGGCAACGTCTTAAAGGTGATCGTGTGAGTCAGGTTTTTGCGCAGTGACAAGAAGTACCGGGCAACCTTGGCAGCGTGCTCGTCGCTAGTGATGTGCTT